ATAATCAAATACATAGGGGGTAACACCATACCCCTATATTTGTAACGTGATTTTTCAACAAAGGGTGACATTAGGGTTATAAGTATATAGAGTAAGGGGCTATTGTCACTATATACACCACTTGTAAACTATCGCTTTTACCTGTAAGTATATATCATATAAAAGAATTTAAGATTATGGCTATAATATATTCATATCCACTAATAAGTGAGTTAGCTACGGGAGATACTATAGCTATATCTGATGTTAGTAATGGTAATAAAACCAAGTCAGTTACTGTAGGACAGTTATTGCAAGGTCAAGCGACTATAATACAAGTAGACGATCGCGTTGTAACAGGTGCATCGTTTAATACTAGCACTGGATTACTAACATTGACAAGAAATAGTGGTGACATACCAAGCGTTACAACTAATTTAGACGGTAGATACATACAATCTTTAACAACCACTGGCTCATCAGGCGCCGCTACGCTTACAGACAATGTTTTAAACATACCTCAATACTCTCAAGGTAGTCAAGGTCCAATAGGGCCAACAGGACCAACGGGTCCAACCGGTGCGACAGGTGATACAGGCGCCACAGGTGCTACAGGCGCGACCGGGCCACAGGGTCCAGCAGGTGCGGTAGGACCAGCAGGTCTTAACTGGCAAGGCGCTTGGGTTTCTGGTGGCAACTATGTGGAAGATGATGCGGTAGCGTATAACGGAGCATCGTATTTTTGTATATCTGATATTTCAGGAGGAACAACACCACCGAATACAGATACTAGCAATTGGGCTCTTTTAGCAGCTCAAGGTGCCGAAGGACCTACTGGACCAACCGGACCACAAGGTCCCACTGGACCAACGGGTGATATTGGATCGACAGGGCCTACTGGAGCAACAGGACCACAAGGACCTGAAGGACCTGAAGGACCACAAGGACCTCCAGGCGAAATACCAACGGGTACAATACAAGGTACAACTGATACTCTAACTGCTATAACAGAAATAAAAACGCTAACATCAGCTGAATACGGGGCTATAACACCTGCAGCTGACGTAATGTATGTAATTGTATAATGAGCGAACTTAAAATAGGTACAGCTACTTCTGAACCTGCTGCTGGTACGTTAAAAGTTGGTAGCACTGATATTCAAGAAATATATTTAGGTTTAACAAAGATTTGGCCATCTGCGCCTTTATGCCCTGGGGCTGAAGAAGTACAAATTGGTAATTTAATTTGGAAAACTGCAAACACAGAGTCTTTGTCAGGATCAAGCGGAGATATATTGTATTACTCTCAATTATCTGGATCCACAGCTCGTGATTCTTATACTAATGAAATTCCTGTATCGGCTTTATATGTTGGAAATAGTAATAACCAACAATACGGTCGCTACTACAATAAATATGCGGCTAGAGATATTATACCACCTACGGGGTTTAGATTACCAACAGATGCTGATTTTGAAAACTTAAACAGCGAATTACAGCAGTTGTTTAACGAGAATGAAAACGCTGTAACAAGTATAGGCGGTGGAGAGCCTAATTTTTGGAATAGTGTTATTGAAGAAAATTATTATTTTGGAAGATCTTGTTTTAACTCAAAAGGCGTTGGTGCTTGGCAGCCAAACAGCACAGGTAATAATAATAGTGGAGAAAATGGCGTTGCCAGGTATTGGACTCAAGAGCAAGCAGACTTAAGTGGAATAACTAATAATCTTGTAGATTTTAGACCTAGTAATGCTGACCGCATAGTAAAAACAAGTGGTTTTAGTAGAGAATATATTTTCGCTCCAATAAGATTTTGTAAAACTGCATAAAATAAATAAAAAACATGGCAATAATTTATAGCTACCCAATAGCTACACT